CTAAAGACAACTTGTTTCCTCTAACATTATAGCTTCTAAAAGTGAAACTGCATCCCCTTTTTGATACTTAGTTATAAAATCAATAAGTAAAATCTCCAAAACTCTTTCAAATGAGAAGGGGTGTTGTGGATAAACTGTGGATATATCGGATAACATCACCTCGCCTCTAAGCACTAATTTCCTTTCCATTTTGCAGTAAATTATTTCTGTCTCACCAAAAGGTTTCCTGACAGGGTACAAAGGTATCTCTTCAATCTTTGACCTTTGGTAATGAGATAATCGTACATTTGGAGTTCCCCTATCGTAATCCAACAAGATTTTGTATATTTCTTTTATTTTTTGATGCTCAATAACATCGTCTAAAAAATCGTTCCATAATAATTCAATTAAATCGTACAATTTAAAACTAGCGCCCTTTGTTGAACTTACATCATCACATAAGATATCAGCTCTAAAGTAAATTTCTTTAGGAATAATTAATTTCAAAGTTACATTTGAAGGTTGAAATACATCAGAAAAAAATCCTTTTTTCATTTCTTTTCCAATTAAATTTAACTCACTAAAAGCTCTCAATATGGGTTCCCCCTCTAATATAAAAAATACAATCTGTTAATATTCGATGTGTTGCTTCTCTTATACTACACCCCCATTCAACTGAATAATTAACAATATACCGGTATAGTTCCTGATCGGCTTTTACGTGGACAATAAAATCTGACATTTGATAAGGGTGTTCTTTAAACTCGTATCCTTTTCTTATGTGTGTCTTAACAATATCCGTACAAAGCTTGGTCATTGATTGTCTTTTACTTCTTGCATTCCAAAGAACAAATTCACGATCTTCGTCAGAAATAGGAACACGAATATCAACTTTTTTATCGCTACGTCTTTTTCTAGGTTGATCATCTTTAGTTATTTGTTTCTGACGTCTCAACTCATTTAACATCGGATTTAGTTTCTTCATACCTTCTCTCCTTTTATAAATTTTGGTAGTTTTCTGATTTTATCCCTGGTCCCCTAGTCCTCTAGTCCCCTTGGTTTTAAAAACGTAGTGTTAGAGGGAGTGACGTCTCACTTCTTTATTTGAAACTTTAATCATTATTCCTGGTGTTTTATTGAATATCTTTGGTCCTGTTGGACTGGTCTTTTCTATCACATTCTGTTTGCTTATTATTCTCTTAATTGGAAGCTCTACATGTTTACTTTGATGTTCGGATTTTTGGTTAAGCCATAGGTTATTATCACTCTCGGACCAAATCGGAGCTGGTAAACTCATCCCTTTTTTTAAATAAGGATCCATTATTTTAGAAAACTTTTCTGTGTGACCAGCAATGAATAATGCTGCTCTTATAATTTGACTACGGTCAAGATGAGTTGAATTGAAGATGTTCTCTACATAATCCTTGTAAGTGTCATTGTACCTAACTGTCGGTCGATACATATAATCCCCCCAATAATATTAGTGACGTCTCTGCTTACTAGTAGTACTTTACCTTTTGAGCTTAGCGACGTTTCTTGACGTCTTTGATAAATGATATGAGTCACTACTTGTCCAATATTCCTTCTTTCTAGAAGTTTAGAAAAAGAAATTTTTGGTCAAACTAGTGTTAAAAAATAAAAAGGGTGAGCATTATGTTTGGATTAGGTAAACCAAGATCTAAGTTTGGAAGGTTTTTAGATAAGAATGGGATTAAGCAGCAAGAGTTAGTAGAGGAAAGTAAAGTTAATAAAACTACTATAAGTAATCTTTGTAAAGGAGATGCTTTTACTCCGTCTTTTAAAAATGGCAACAAAATTATAAAAGCCATAAAAAGAATGACCAATAAAGAAATTAATTATGATGAATTCTGGGATATGTAAAATTTTAGCTTGTCTAGTTTTGTCGAAGCTATATCCTAAAATGTGTAAATCGTGTAATATCAATTTGAAAAAAAATATCATTTTTGGGGGTAAATACTATGAAAAAACTTTTTATTGGGATAGGGGCAACCTTACTTGCAGCATCGATTTTAACAGGTTGCGGTGGAGAAAGTAGCATTGAAAAAGTAGAAAAAGAAAGTGAAGAGCCAGCTGCTGAAACTAGTGTCGAAGTAGAAAAAGAAGCCGAAGCAAGTGCTGAAGTTGAGGAAGAACAAACTGAACCGGAGAAAGAATTAAGTGTTGGTGATACTGTTAATATTGACGGTCTGCTTGTTACAGTGAATGGAATTAGAACATCTAACGGCGATGACTTTTTTAAGCCGGAAAGGGATTTGTTTTTATATGTTGACGTAACAGTCGAAAATACTAATTCAGAAAGTGCTAATATTTCTTCTATGTTGCAAACAACTTTATACAATTCAGATAGTTATGCTCAAAATATGACAATTGTTGCAGATGCTAAAGGAAGTTTAGACGGTGAAGTTGGGGCAGGAAGAAAAATGGCTGGCGAAGTTGTTTTTGACGCAGAAAATTCAGAGTTTTATGAATTTGTTTTTTCAGATCCGTTTAAAAACGGTCAGGCAATTTGGATGATTACAGTTGAATAAAAAAAAGGAAGAAAAACCCAATATCAAACTCATTGCGATGGGTTTTTCTTCTGTATAAACTACTTAACTCCTGAAAAATTACTGTTTTCGCAAATTGTAGATTACTTGCGCTAGTTGAGCCCGTGTAACATTTTCGTTTGGTTTAAATGTACCGTCAGGATATCCATTCATATATCCCTCTTTTTTACAGTAATCAATTGCTTTTGATGCCCAATGTCCCGTAACATCATCTTTTTTCACGCTCAATTCTGCTGCAACGTCATCGATGAACTTTTCCCAAGTGATACCGTGACGATTCAAAGCATTGTCAGGGTCAGTCCGTCTTTCAGGATCTAATTGTTTATGACTAGCAATTTTCTTGTACGGATCCCAATTGTACTTTTTACAAAGATATGCCCAATACCACACGTAGCGTTTATAGGCTTCAGTAAAGTTGATACCTGGTCCCCAGCAAAGTTCAACACCAGGTGCAGCATCGTTTGCATCATCGCCAAAACGTTTGTTATCATAAGGCTTTTGATATTGAACGTGCCATGCTTTTTCATCGAGAGGAATAATCTCAAGGATTTCCTTGTCATCAATGAACGTGTGAGCTGATGCTCTCGGTTGATGGTTGTTAAAATAATCACGATTGTTTCTTGCTGTTGAACCAGGATTGCCTGTGTCATGAGCTACACCAAATAAAGGACCAACAATTTTTTGACCTGACCGTGCGTTTCCGTGTTTTATATAATCCTGAGTAATTGGATATGTCATTTTTTCACAACCTCTCTATCTTTTAATACGGCAATCACCTTTTTAATCGGACCAAGTGGCACTCCTAGCTTCCCGCCATTCTCTGCAATACTAATAAACTCAATAACGAGATAGGCGATTGTAACCCCATCGCCTAAGTGCTGTGTTTGGAATACTACTCGTTCCATCAAATAAACCGCTCCAATCAGCATTAATACATACATCTTCTTGAAAAACCCGTTACGACCGATGGAGCTGTTAAGCTTCCCTTCTTTCGAACCGACCATCAGACCTGTGATAAAGTCAACCGCCATCAAAACAATTAGTGTAGGAAAAGCAAAGCCTAAACTCCCCACTAAAAACGACCAAAAAGAACCAATGGCACCAATTGCACTTTTAAAAAACATACTGATTTTATCCACATCGTTAGCCACCTTTACATTTAAAATAGCCTTGATCGGTTCAAGGCAAGGCTAGACTTATTAAGCTTTTCATATAACTCATTTGGTGTGAGATTTAGATATTCATTGTTCATTAAGTAATGTGCGACAAGCTCGCTACAGATAAGTTGATTTGGATTGTTCCATACCTTATCGCCGAACCGGAAGCCGTACCAAATGAATTGGATAGGGTCATATTTACGACCAACAAATTGAAGTGCCATATCTAAGTCACCAGCTGCTGAAATAACCTCGTAATGCTTAAAGTTAAACAATCGCCTTTTGACTCCACCAAAAAAGCGAGAATCTAAAATGATGTCCTCGCTTAGTGCAATGCCTACATGACTGAATTTCCCTTTGTCAAAAAAGCGTATTAACTTAGAAAGCAAAGTATTGGAACGAACGAATACAATGTCACCTTTTTTCATTAAGACCACTTCACAGTGTCTAATGTTTGCTCTGTGGCTTCTTCCGCGGTTGTTTTCAACTCTTTGAACTTAATGTATAGGTCTGTTTCATGCGCCTTAAATGTCCCAGCTAGCGTTGTATAATCGGCTCTTGTAATGAAGAACTTGCCGTGACTTTTTGAACCGATGATGCTTTCTGTTAAATCAGGATTAAGTGCAAAGGACACGCCTATTTTGGTATAGTCCTTTTGGTTTTCCTCTCCATACTCAAACACGATAGGTTGTCCATCAGGTCCAAGTAAACTAGACACAACATCGCCCAGCTTCTCAGTTTGGTAAGCATGATAAATCTCTGTGATTTTCCTTTGGCGACGTTGCTCAAGTGACACACCGTTTTGTTCTTCGGCATGGAGCCAATACGCATCGAAGTTTGCTTCCACATCTTCCTGAAGATTATCCCGGTAATCCGTTTCAAACACGAGCTCGTCATAGGTGTAAATGGTATCGCCCTCTTCGTTGATTTGCTCGGTCACGTTTTTAGTGACACGGATTCGAGCTTTATCACCGATGCGAACCACTTCTGCTGGATTAGGTAATACTCCGCTTTGTGCTTTCAATTCAATCAACTCCTTATTAATTTACTAACATATTTCTTCTCAAGATTGTGGCAGTTTGCCCAATCCATCCAACCTTTGTAGGAATAAATCGAGCAGGTGTCACGATCCGTTACAGCTTGTTTTTTACCAAGTGTCCTCATTTTCCGTTTGAGGCGTTTAGCTGTTGACTTTCGAAGAAGGACATAATCACCAAAGTGACGATATCCTACAAAATCAATGCCTCTCACATATGTCGGAAACACTTGCCAATTTTCCTTTAATCTTAGGTGTAATTGGTTATTGATGTAATCCTCTATTTCACTTTTCAGCTGGTGCAAGTAATGCTTATCATGATGTAATATCACGCAGTCATCCATGTAGCGAAAATAATGCTTGACGTGCTTTTGCTCTTTCAACCAATGGTCGAAGTACGTTAGATAGAAATTACCAAAGTATTGAGATGTGTAATTTCCAATCGGTACACCGTTGCAGCTGTCGATAATGTCATCCAATAACCAAAGCAAATCCTTATCCTTAAATCGCTTCCTGAGTAGCTCTTTTAAGACCTGGTTGTTGATACTTGGAAAGAACTTCTTCACATCAAACTTCAAACAATACTGTGTTTCCTCTCGATGCTTTAAAGCTTGAGAGACACGTTTAAGTGCTAAGTGCATACCTCGTTTTGGAATAGCTGCGTACGTGTCTAGGATGAAAGACTTAATTAAAAAATCTTCTATTTGCAACATAACAGCCCATTGCACAATACGATCAGGGAAGTATGGGAGCTTATGGATCTCTCGCTCTTTTCCGCTGTCATGAATGGTGTTGACTTCATACGGTGATGTTGTGAATGTTTTATCGATTAAAGATTGCTGGATTTGTAGCAAGTAAAAATCAACATTTGCATCCACCATCTGTACTTCACGATAATGCGCTTTTCCTTTTCGAGCTTTCTTATGTGCAAGTCTCAGATTATCTAAATCTATGATTTTACTAAATAAGTTGCCGTATCTTTTCATACGTTCTCCTTCTGCTTTGTGGTCTAAAACCGAGTGTTCGCTTGTGACTACTAACACGATTTTTTGATGCAAGTTTTGTGTTTTGGCAAGAGCCAAGGCAAATAAAGCAAAGGTTACATTTTATACACAAAGTAGGTGCGTGCCGATATTACGATTCCGATTAGACGAAGCATTATTCAGATTCCAATAGAAAGCACTGGCATTCGAGCCATTATTCCAATTGCTGCTAACGAGAGTGTTTATTTGCCTATATTACTAACTGTAAAAAAGTGCTATTTTTTAAAAAGCAGGCGCGCGCCGACATTACGATACCGATAAGACGAAGCATTACTCAGATACCAACAGAAAGCACCGGCAATCCAGCCAACAGCCCAACCGCCGCCAAGCAAGGCAATTCTATCTCCTGAATTCTGATAATAGTAATCGTGCACATACGTTGTTGACGAACCGCTCACATTACTTGGTAAGAACTCATAAGCTTTTGCGTGTAAATATTTCTGATAACCGTTTATGCTTGGTAATTGAATACCCAAAGATGAATAGTTATCTATAAACTTATCACTTGCATATGTGTGATCCGCAACAAATGGCTCGTGATTTCTGATATTGACACCATCCACGAACTGCCATAAGTTACCCCAAAAGTTTTCAATTCCACGGTAAGTCACAGAAACAAGTCCATTGGTTCCTGAAGCCATTCCGCTAGCATTCCCTAGTGACGAAGTTTGACCTGTATTCTCCCCTTCATTTCCTGTGCCTGAAGCTTTACTTACGACACCTAAACCGATAGCACCTTGTAAATTGAACGTTGCATATTCAACCAATGCGAGAAGCTGAACGGCACTCACTGTAACAAAGTCTTGCTGTCCCCAGCCTGCGCCTCGATTGTTTGCTAGTGTTCTAGCATTTACGATTGTTAAATTCTGAGTCAATCCGCTTGCTGGTTTAGCACCTGCAATACTAGAAAGCTTGTCCCCTGTGTTCGCTGTGAAGTCTGCCACTTGCTCATCTGCTAACAGATAAGCTGCAGCTGACGTATCGTAAAGTGAACCTTCATATGCACCCATGTAAGCTTGAACTTCTTTTCCGTTTGACATGAAAGCTGGATGAAGCACAAAGCCTTGTCTTGGATTCGGAGAGACATACCAACGAATTTTAGTACCGATTCTTTCTACACGGTAGTAGAACTTTGGAATTTGCGTCATGACTTGCCCATTCGTACCATCTTCAGCAAAAGTAGGTTCACCGTAATAAGCTTTAATTCCGCCCAGGTCATCCATATTCAAGCGTTTCATGTTGCTCCAAGGGTAATGGTTATTAAAGTCTGAACCGCCTGTTAGACCTTCTGCTTTGCCCAATCGAGCGTAAGTATCTGTTGCAGTGTCCCATTCAACGCCGTACACATCGTTAAGGCCTTGCAGAGCATCTAACATGCTTCGATTAATGCCGATTAGAGTGTCCATATCTTGTTTACTAGGTAAAAGGATATCCATGTTATATCACCTCGTTATATACGAATACCAGCCTGTTGTCTTGCGCTTTAAAGCCGTACTCGTACTTCTTATTTGTATTCACATCTGTAAATTGGTGCGGTGTCGGATTGGTCTTATGCTTCATGATCTCGTCATCCACATATTTCTTTGAAGCAATTGTCACAGCTGGGTCAATCTTTAAAGTGACTGCTGCGGCATTTGACACCTCGATAATCATACGGATGAATAAGTCTTTTGCACTTCCATTTTCAAGCACAGGCTTGTAAGTCTCAGGATATTTTCCGACTGCAATTAAATCCCCTTCAGCATCAAACAGTCCGACCTCTCGAACACTAAAGCCGCCGTCTGAAGCTGGTATGATGGTTTCAATTACAATCCAATTAGTGTTGACCGAATCAACATCAATGGAACCGATATTACCCCGCCACACTTCATTTTTTAGGGCTGTTGCTGTATCTGTTGGATTGTAGTAAGCTCCGTTGCCATCGCCTACCGCCATTTGAGTAAGGTCTACTTTCACGCCTGTTACCTGTGAATTGGCTATTTTTGCTTTACCGATTTGTGTAAGAATCGTATAAAACGTTTCACTCATGCTCCCACTCCTTTCAAGGTTATTGTGGATAGATTGTTAAGGTCTCTACTGATTGAGTAGCAGAGCCTAATACATATTGAGCTGATGTTTCAATTCTCGTTTCACGCCAAGGGTACACAGTAATTTCTTCTCCTACTTGCGTGGTGCTTGCAAAGTAGGTTTTCATGTTTGAAGTAAGGAAGAAATTAATTTTCTCCAAGCGTGCACTGTTACGTTTGTAGGCATGAACAAGTCTTTCTAACAATGCAATGTTTTGGTCAGACAACCCTCGTGTAGTCACTTCGATATCAATTTGAAAGCGATGAGGGACACCAGCATATTCAAACCATTCCTTAATTTTCCCCTGCATCGATAAAAGGCTAAGCACTCTTTCAATCGCACCTGGTGTCCCTTTTATTTCGTGAATCTCTTCTGCATTTCGAATGAGGTCTCGTTTTTCCTCAAGTGTTTCAGCTAGGCTTGATCCTTCGTCTCCTGAAATGTGATTCTGTGATAACAGATGAACTAGCACCTTTTCAGGTTGATTGTCTAAATTCTCCATAATCCGCACATTGCTAATTGCGGCCATAATCTCTCTAAACTCAGGATCAAGTGCATAAGCAATCGCTTGTATCTCTTCATCATTGGCAAGTGACTCAGGTAATAAATCCAATAGTGAGATGTTATAGATGTCAAGCACTCTCAATCCCCCCAAAAGTTACTGTTGTGAGATTGTCTTTTGCTACCTGGTGTTTGTCGATTGTTTGGTAGACAGGATAGTTCACTTGCACTCGAGTAGCCCCAGCTCTCTTCGTCAGATAGATTAATTCAGAAGGGTCAATATCTCGATCTAGTTTGCTTTTTTGCCACTTTTTATAATCCTCTACGGCTTGATTCACTTGCTCTTTAATCAACTCAACTTCTGTTGTAGAAGCTGTTGACGATATCCAATAGGTTATATCAACGTCATAAGCAACCACTTCAGGAGCTAGCACTTGAACCAAGTCCGTTAAAGGTCTTACCTTTTTATCGTTACAAGCTTCGTACACGGCATCCAAAATAGCTTGAGTCGGCAAATCTTCGTTTTCAAGCAACGGTCGAATTTCTGTCACACCGTCTGATGGACTTGTCACCGACACATCGATAATCAAGGATGAAGCTGTTTTTGCCCAATATTCATAAGCCGCTGTTGGTCCTGCGGTTGAGTAGCTTTCCGGTTCGATTCTAATTCTTTCAGCGTATGGGTCATCGGCTTCAACATCTGTTCCACCGCTACTTTCCGTCAGATTCTCAACCGATTGAACCCACGGCAATGGATCTACTAATTGATTAATGGCACCTACCTTATATCCATTTCCGATGGTTCCTGGTGTCGTACAAATCATCGTGACATCTTTGTGGCTATCGGCAGAAGTAACAACAACGTTGTTTTCTAGCATAAAAAATACACCGTCCCCAGCTGTTACCCTAGTCCCTGCTGGAATGGTGCGGTCTGTTGTGATAGAGAAGTTAAACCTCTCTGTAATACTTGCGCTATTAGGGTCTAGTCTTGGTGTATTCACACCGATGTGATCTAGCGCATCTCCCTCAGCGTATGATAGTAAATTTTGCTTAGCTGCATAGTCGATGTTCACACGTTCTTGAGCGATTAAAGCGACAACAGTTTGCAAAAAGATATAGCGCGGATCTGCTTTGCTGAGGGTCTTACCTGTTTTTTGCTTATATCTCGCAAAAACCTCAGCTTCGATTTTCTCAACAGACTTTTCTGCAAAAGTAATGTCAGGTAAATTAAATCTTGGTTTCATCAATTCTCACCCTAACAATAGGTTTTAATTGCCCATTCAGAGCATTTCCTTCAAATTCAACGTTTACGATTTCTGCACGCGGTTCATGTATCTGAATAGCTTCCAATACTCTAGAACGGATGATAGCTTGCACAACATTGATAGGTCCGTCAATAGCATCCGGCACCCACGCAAAATCCCTATTCAGAGGACAAGAAAACGCATGCGTTGAAATAACCATGGAAACGTTTTGTAAGATTTCTTGAATTCCTTCCGCTCCTAAATCAACGGTGAGGCCTTGTTTCACTGTGTATTCCATCATCATCACCTCATCGATGGGTATTCCTTAATGGTTAAATCGACTTCTGCTGTTACCAATGCACCGTTGGCGCTGAATACTTTATGTTTTTCCCGCAACGATTCCAACGTCCAAAGGCTTTTAGAAATAAAATCGGTTCCTATGATAATACCTCTTGTCTCCCCGTTGTCTCTCATTTTTCTAAGTTTCTGCAATTCCTTTTGAGGATTAACACCAAGATGTGCACTCAGTAAAATGGTTAGTGTCACATCTTCTTGCCCTGGGCCAACAAATTCACGGATTGGTTTTTTCCCAATAATCTCATGGTCAGCCCATCTTCCTGAGCCGCCTCTGTTGAAATCATCAAAGGTCAACACTTTATCGCTAGATACTTCAAAAATAACATCTCCAAATTGACCGATTTGAGCCATATTAAGCACCCCCTACCGGTTCGCCTGTATTTGATGGTCCTGACGTTACACCGCTATGTGTGTGGTTTTTAAGACTAATTCCATCGGCAATCACATCACCTGTCACAATGACGTTACCAGCTGCTTTAATCTGAACTACGCCTTTTGCATCGATGTTTAATATTTTTGACTTTGTATCATATTCAACCGTGGTTCCATCTGAAAACTGAATGTGCCGCTTGTTTTTATCCTTCACAGGCGGTTTATCAACATTGGAATAAAAAGCACCTAGAACAAAGCCTTGGGCATTGCCATTAGCGAGTGATACGCACAGCACTTGCTCGCCTGGTTCAGGCACCCAATAATCTTTTGTACTAAGTGAGCCTCGAACAAGAATTGGCATTTCAAAAGAAACAGAACCTTGTGCTTCAAAACTCACTCTTGCAGTACACTTTTCAGCATTAACAGATGATACAATCCCTACTCGAATTAGATTTTTTAGTGTAGGGTCCATTAATAACCCTCCAGACACTTACGTATTTCAATTCTTGTTTCATATCCACTTTGTTGACTGTGTGTGGCTTGCGTGATTAAATACTTACCATCAAATTCCCCAAAGCCTTTGACAAGCACTGTACGACCAGCAAATAGACTTAAATCACCGACAACAGTTAAAGACATTGTGACAGCTTCTTTGTTCGCTTCTCTTAGCCTTTTTTTGGCTAATCTTTGAGCTTCAGCAATCGAGGTAACGCGTTCATTTACAACCAATATCCGTTCAGTTTTAATCGGTTTGGCTGGTGTAAAAGTAGCTGTAATTTTCTTTTTGCTTTCACTATCCTGGTACTCAATTCGACATGATTTATATGCACCAGTTAGGGTAGTCCTGCCCGAATAACTCTTTATTAAACTTACTCCGTATTCAAGCGTCATGATTGGTGAATTCTGTTCATACTTTTCTTCATCAAACACAACAACGCTCTGATTAGATACTTTCAAACAAAGCCCAGCATCATTGCAAAGTTTGGTCATGAATTGCAAATCGGTTTGTTCTGTTTGTTCAATTCTGTCGTATTCGGGATTTTCACTCGTGTCATAAAAAAGCTTTAAACCGTTTTGCTTTGCAATATCTTGTAATATAACTTTTAACTTTACTTTCTCCCAAGCTTTATTTTTTGTCTGACCGTTGAGAGAGGATGTGACAGGAACAGAAATTCCTTTCATTGTGATACTTGATGGTGGTCCTGATGTCTCAATTTCATCTACATCGAAAACCCCTAAAACTGCTCTTTCGATTTGACCCCAATGCGTCCAATTATTACGGACAATATTCGCTTTTAAAGTTGCTCCTTTTTGTGGCATCCAATCATTAATCCAAAGTTTATCACGGTCAAGTAAAGTTATTTGCAAATCGTCTGCTTGTCCGCTCAAATTGTCTGTAAAAGTCCAATTTTTCATATACGGTTCAATGTGCTTGGATATATCAGCGTTGTTATATTTAATCTCAAGATAAGCTCTTCTCGACTCCATTTTAACCATTAAAACTCAACCTCATTTTGGAGCCATGGTGGCGGCTGAACAAACCTAGAAGGTTCGATTTCTGGGATCGTCAAGACAACATTAGCAGGAAAAATAACCGTTTCCCTGTGTTTAGGGTTTGCTTCAATTAAAGCAATCATTTGATATTCACTGCCTAATGTCTTTTTAGCGATTACATCCCATAGATCTCCTTGAATTGTTGTGTATGTTCTAGCCATCGAATGACAACCTCTTTTCCTCTAGACGTACTTTTTTCAGTTCGTCTTTTAAATTCTGCCTATCACTTTTTAATGTCTGCTTGATAGTCGCTTCGTCTCCGCCTTGAATGTTTGGAGCATAATTGAGATTGATAACAACGCCTGATGATTGATTAGAAGAAGAGCCTTTCATTTGAGATACAGTGTTTTCTAGTCTACCTTTTTGACCAGTTAGACCTAGAATTTCTCCTGTTTTCTGCCATAGTGATTTTGCTCGTGACGACTTATTCAAAGGAATAATCATTTCTGGACCAGCTTCACCTACTAGACCCAAGTGAGGACTGTTGATTAAGCCTCCTGAAGCGTACTGTGGAACACTTCCACCGTCTCCGCCATCATCCCCGCCACCTAAGAATTTTTTAAATTTATTCCAAAGCTTACCGACTTTACCGACTAAATCTTCAATCAGTTTACCGGCTGAAGGAAATGTATTTTTGAACGCTTCCCAAATACCGTTAATCATTTCCCTAAATGGCTCAAACTTTTTATATAAAATAACCCCAATTGCAATTAATCCTGCAATAGCTCCAATAGTTAAGACGATAGGGTTCGCTGCCATAGCGGCATTAAATAGCCATTGGGCACCAGTCCAAATTTTAGTGGCACCGGCTGCAATCTTACCCATTAGGCCTATATTTGATCCCCATTTAAAAAGCTGGGCTAATGGTGAAATTATAGTGCCTGCAACAAATCCTAAAGCACCTAACGTAAAAGTAATACCTGCTACAGCTGCTGCTCCTATTAACAAGTTTCTAGTTAAGTTTGGGTGTTTCTCTGCAAATGCTTGTACTTTGTTTGCCGCGTCCATTAATTTCTCAGCTAGTTCAGAAATATGTGGTAACAACGTATTACCCAAAGTAATACCTAATGCTGTGGCATTGTTCTTTAGCAAGATTAATTTGTTTTCGGTTGTTGAAGAACGAGCGTCAAATTCTTCTTGCATACTTCCGGCATACTTCGTAGCATCACCCATCTTATCAAAGTTTTCTTGAAGCATATCAAGGTTTGTAAGTAATGGGGCTATCGCACTTAACGATTCAGTCCCAAATATTTGACTCATGATCGCTGTTTGTTTTTCTTTGTCTAATCCTTTAATTGACTCCAAAACAGTCATAATGGCTCCTTGTGCATCTGTTTGAAGCATCTTCGCCATATTAGCTGCATCTAAACCTAATTCATTAAACGCTTCTTTTTGGCTCTTGGTTGCTGACTCTCCCTTTGACATAGCGAGGATCATGTTTTTAATACCCGTTGAAGCAATTTCAGGTGCAGTACCAACGGCAACCATCGACGCACCAAGTGCTGCAATCTCACCTGATACAAGTCCACCAACTTCTCCTAGAGGGCCTATTCGTTGAACAACCTCTGAAATTTTAGGTGCAGCTGCAGCTGTCGTGTTACCTAAGTAGTTAATTTGATCAGCTAGTGTAGACACTTCAGTCTGGTTCATTTTGAATGCGGTACGCCATTCTGCCATCATTTGCCCTGCTTCATCTGCCGTAACATCAAAAGCAACACCCATCTTTGCCGCATCCTCAGCAAACTTGGTTAGTTCGTCTCGTGCTATGCCAGCCTGTCCACCAGATGCTACAATTTGGGCTAATCCTTCAGCCGTCATTGGAATTCGTTTTGATAGATTGATAATGTCTTGTTCCATCTCTTTAAACTGAACAGGGGTCTCAAAATCGACTACTTTTTTTACATCTGCCATTGACGATTCGAATTTTATTGCGGTGTAAGCTGGAACTGATAGAGCTGCGCCAGCTGCTACGGAGTTGGTCATCATAGTCTGTGAAGTGCCTTGAATGTTTTGCGCTTTTTGTTGCAGATCCATCGCTGATGATAATTGTTTTTGTGCACGTTCTGCCTTTTCGAGATTTTTAGTCAGTTCAGCCTGTGCTTTCGCATACTCCCTCGCACCGACTTCGCCTTTTTCATATGCTCTGTCTAAATCTTTCAACTGCTTTTTTGAATCTCGAATTGTACTGTTCAAATCACGCATTCTATCATTTGCTGTGCCGAACATCGTACCAAATGATGATTTCACCTTACCAGCTAATTCAAACGCAACTTCAAACATTTTCGCCATTATCGTTCACCTCGCTTATGAATGGAAATATATATTTCCACAGAATCGAATAAATCATCAATCGGTTGATCTAACCAATAATCTAAAGAAGTGTTTAAGTTAATAGAACACATCATGCAAAGTTCTTTTAGGTATTTCTTGATGTCCTTTGGGTTGCCCCCTAATTGAGCAAAAAACTTTGAGCCAACAACGTCACCTTCGTAAACTCTTTAGCTGGTAACAACAGAACCATGTCGGTGGGTACTTTTGCCGCTTTGGCAGCAACAATTGCTTGAAACGTTTTATTTAATTCAAGTACAGGCGGATTATCACCCCTCAGTCTTGTTTCCTTTTCAGCAGCAATCATGTCTTTACCGCTCAGCCCATCAAAATCTAAAACAAGCTCTGTGTACTCTTTATCTTCGAATGTAATCGGCTTATCAAAAATTGCTTTTTCTGCCATTCTGCTAACCTCCTAAAATACAAGCCTGCTAAACTATTCAGCTAACAGGCTTTTTAATCTACGGATCTTATAAACCTAGTGCTTCTCGAACCTTTTTGAGATAATCGATGCCATCAATAACACAAATGTAGTTGAACTTGTCAATCTCAAGAAGCGTGCGCCCATCGATGGACACTTTAATGTACACGACTTCCATCTCATTAGAAGCATCAGACGTTGTACCAACATCTAATTTTCCTAATGCTGTGTTTTTAGGAACACAGCGTGTTACCACTTTTAAAGCTGAGACATCGTATTCACCAGCTGCTGAGTCATAAACTTGCGTTGCTGATCTGAATTCTAAGCTATGCACTTTTGGTTGTGCTAAGTGGATAATAGGTCGTGAGATAGTGCGCCAGTTCAATGTGATCCCTAAACTTCCGAAGTGTCCGATAACAGGACTGTCAACCTCACCTGCTATTCCAGCACCTTTTACTGTTTCTGTCATGGCTTCTAGACTTGGAAGTTGAACATCGGCCACACCAAGCAAATCTGTTCCATCCTGGTAGACACGAAAATTTATCAATTTCTCAGGAACTTTATTCAATCTAATTCACCTCCGTTTGATTATGCGAATAGAGCATTAAGATAAGATACATCAAATTCAAGAATAAATTCAATATTTTCAGCTGGCGTTGGTGGTGTAAATAATAAATGGAATCTCACAACTCCATCTAGTAAATCAGTTGTAGGATTTTCCTCAGGTCTGAACTCAACTCGGCCACCTAACAGTGCTCCTTTTGCCGTTAAGCCGTTCATCCAGATATTAACGCTGTCTACAACCGTGTCGATTAATCGACGATTCGTTGGGTCATCTACTTTTTGCCAATAGCTCAAGATGACAGTGTTCCCAACCCAATTGAACATTCTTCGAACCGCTAACATTGAATCCTTTACATCCGTAATACCTGGATAAGCAGCTGTACGATTTCCCCAAAGCTTCCAACCACCGATAAAATTTAGTGCTGTTGTAATGCCTTGACCGTTCAAATAAGCAGCTTGCTCAGGCCCAAGAGATACCTCTGTGCCATCATCAGTGACTGCTCCGTTGGCTTGTAGATTTCTATTCGATGGGCTCTTATACGGAATATCATCGTATTCAGCATCTGTTCGACCAATAACACCAGCCATTTGAGTGGATAGATGGTACACCTCATCACCTAATTTCACTTTTGGCCAACAAACGACTTGAAGTGGATCTGTGTAATTGTTGTCATTTTTCCAAGCTGGTACTTCTGTATAAACTTTTGCACCTGTTGCAGAGGAATCAACATCAGCTACTGAGATAGCTTTAAATAGTCCGTTAATACTGCTAGACTTAGCTTTCATGATGGCTCCTACTACAGGGTCATGGCTCCAACCTGGTGCAAGGATTTGACCAGGCACTAAACGGAATAGAGGAAATATTCTGTTCACTAGCTCTAATCCTGTTGTTGCACCTGTCACTGCATCGACACCGCCCACAATATCCGCTGACGTAACCATGCTAGGGTCAAGATGTGTGTACTCGACAAAAACGCTTGTTGCCGCTTCAATCGCCCCACCTTCTAAAGGCGTGATTATGACATCGCCAGCTTTATCGAAAGCCGCTGTATAATCCGTGTCTTTTACTAGGTTTGCTCCTGCTGTGGTAGCTTTAACGATTAAAGTATTTAATAAAACACCTGACTGTTCAATCGTTGCTTCGCCAGCAGTCACTTGGATTTCAGTTTCTGGAATGTCCTTTTTGTGTCTAGCTGGGTCTAACACATTAATGAATACAACAGGAGCTACGTTAAACAACTGGAATTGCGACTTGATAAATTCACATAATGTGAAATCCTTCCATTCTGAAGAGTAGCCTAAACCTTTAACCACTTCTGAATAAGAAAAAGCAAGTAGAGGTTTATTCACATAATCTTGGTTTGCTGCTAAATGGATAGGTGCTGTTCCAACAACAACCGGCAATCCTGCGGCAGCTTCAACAGGAGACACTACAGAAGTAGGTACTTCAGATACATTAACACCGTGCTTGTACATTACTTAGCACCTCCGTAAAAAGTATTTTTTATTTCTTCAAACCATATGTTTTGAGGGCTTCCCTTTTTCGAAACGGCATCCATTGTTTTTGAGAAGTTTTCAATCGGTACAAACAATTTTGTTAGTACCTTGCACTTTTTGACCTCATCATCGAGATGCTTAGGGATACCGTTTTGGTAAACCGTGTATTGGTTCAGGACCCCTTTGGGTAAATTGGGGCCACAATAAATTAACGACTCCTTATCAGCTTTTGTTCTTTTAGTTGCCATTAATAATTCACCTCCTCTATCGTTTGCGGAACAACAAATCGTAAAGTCATCATGCCCATCCAATACGGTGCTGGTTGGTCGTCAGGAATTTCAAATTCAAGAGGATCCTCAAGTCTGAACTTCTTTCCGACAATTCTTTTACGAAAAAGCTCATTCCAAATTCGTTGAATGATATTTGCCGTATCTCGCCAACCGTTTTGTTCATCCTCAGAATAAGTACCGATGACCAATCTCACCGTAACAATTGGCTCCATTTGATTGATTTGTCCCTTACTTGGTCTGACTAACACAAACGGAAAGTCAGGAACATCGGTCGCCCTTTTAGATGGCAAAAAGCCAGCAACAGCTTGCGGTGCCTTATGAGACTTTGTGTTTGTTTCTAAACTAAAATCTTTTACGATTTGTTCGACTGTACTTCGTAATTCATCCGTCAATAACATGATCATCGTCCAGCCCTCCTTAACAAGCGGCCAATTTCATGATCTAATCTCTCATCAAAACGTTCTTGTGTACGTCGCTCTATCCATTTAGCAATGTCTTTATTACCTATCATCTGTGGTACTGAAGGACCATAATGTTCAGTAATCGGTGTACTTTCTTTTCCTTTTCTTCGGAAAACACCGATGTGACCTGATTTCATGGTTGCAACGAATGCACCTGGAATTGGGCCACCACCACCTGTTTTCATCACTCGTGCCCTAACTGGGACAGTACCCTTTTTACCAGGTCTCTTGTTTGGTGTGATTTTAAATTCAGATAAAGCAATAGACGAGCCTTTTGACCTTATACTTGCTCTGAGGTCATTAGCACTCGCCTTGCTTACTTTTATGGTGGATCGAACGTCACCAGCTTTGATGTAATACATTTTTCGTACTTCTCTAGTAGCTTCTGTTCTCGCTGTTTCAATTGCTCTGTTAATCGCAGCAGAAATAGCCTGAGCTGCACCATCTTCAATATGACTTAGTGCATCATAGGCTCGTTGCATTTTCTTTTCATCGATTTTTACATCGATCATGATTCATTTGCCTTTAGTGTGATTTCATAAATACCTGCGCTATCAGAGCAAGATTCAACATAATAAAAATCCCCATCGATGTTGATTCGTTCACCGAATACCGGCTTCGCTCCAAAATCATCCGCATTGACAAACAGAACGACCTCTTGCCCAAACACACCCTCATAATTCTCATTCTTGTTTCCGCTGCGTGTTTTCGAGACATCTTCATCGACAAGGCATTTCATGCTTACACCGTTAATCATTCTCTCTTCAGCGAACTCATTCGCATTAAGGAATATTTGATTATCCTTCATTAGCTGGTCTTTAAAATTCATAGGAATCACCCTGCTAATATGGCTTTGATAATGTCATCTTTCTTATCTCTGTCAGAAAGGCCTTCAATGCCTTTTTCATCCGCCAACTCTAGCAATTCCGCTTTTGTCATAGCTTCCAATGTTTCGTAACTTTCATCAGATTCTTTGACCTCGCTTTTGATTGCTAGTTTTGCAGATTCTGCTTCTAACAGTTTCTTAGAAAAATCATCGGAGCAAGAAAACTTGCTCCCAGCTTCAACGATTCTACCATTGATAAAAATCGGTTTCAGAGCTTCCACAATAACCATAGTTGCTCACCTTACCCTATCTTCACACGAGCCACAGTAGCAGCTAGAGCTTTAGTTTGTACTACCCAGCCTGCTGGTGTGCCTGTGTTAACAGATGATAGAGAAGTTCCATCCCAATAAACCGCTTGGCCAACTGTAAAAGCTTCCGTGTTAACAGCAGGTACATCGTACACACCGATAACGTGTGCACTTCCTGTTGCCCCTATCGGAATACCTCCGCCAGCAATTCCAATTCGTGTATCTAAATCAACAACATCATTTCCTTTGATATCTTCTACACCTGTATTTGTATAATCAATTGCTTCCCCTCTTTGAACGTAAGAGGCTTGAGGATTATTCAACATATGTTTTATCCACCTTTCAGTTAATTTTTAAAATTAAGCTAGTCCGTTGTTTTTAACAACAGTCTTGTAATCTACTACTGTCACACCGTAATCAATGTAGATATCCCATAAGTAACCAAGTTGTCCTGCTGGTGGCTGCTTCATCACGATTGTTGGCATATCCATACCATTCAAGAAATCAACTTGGATAGGACTTCTTAATTGGTCAGCTGTAACGTACCATTCTTTTTCACCATTAGTCGCCGCATCGTCAAGCTCTGCATCAGAGATAATAGACAACTGATTGAAGAATGGATTTTTCACATTTGGATTTGCAGCATCAGGATCCACTGACGTTCCAATTAATTGACCTGCTTTTGTTTCAAGCGTTGTTGGAACTAACATAAAGCGTGCTGGAATATTTAAGTTTACTCCGCCGCCAGCTGCTTTTTGCTTCTTCAATAAACGACGTGCTTCAGACAACGTAGCAACGCTTGGTTCTCCACCTGTTGCCGCAATGTTTTTGTGGTCGGCATGGAATAAAGTCTTTCCATTCCAAATCGCTGGATTCGTTGCTAGTAATTTATAAACAAGTCGGTTGATTCCAAGTCTTGCAGATTGTGCATAAAGTGCTGGAATCGTTGAGATGAAATCAACATCATCGTTGATGAATGCTTGACGTGACATGCTGAACTGACGACCAAATGTTAATAGCTGACGTTGTGGACCTTCTTCAGCATTAACCATATCATGCTTTAACTCGCCGTTTTGGCCAACCTCTAACAATTCGTCTGCTGTTCCGACTTGGTATGTTTTCGTTGGGCGGAAGTCTTTTAATGTGCCTCGTTTTGTCCATAGTTGGTAAGTCGTTTCTGCTTCTGTATAAGCTTTCTCAAATACAGTGCGTGCAGTTTGATCCATAATACCTGTGAACAATGAAGTAGGTGTCATGTACTGACGTAAAATCTCGTCTGCACTTAAACGAGAATAATTAGCAACCCCTTCAAGTCGAAGTGTTTCAACTGCCAATTCTTTTAAAGACATGTTCCGTAATTCTTTCGCACCCTCTGCTGGCTTTTCAACATTCAAGCCGATTCGAAGAGCTAATCCATCACGGGCAGCATCGCGGAATTTGTCCCCTTCATCTTGGATAATGCCAACAGAAGAAGGTTTCTTTTCTTTAATTTGCTTTTCAAGAACAAGAGCTCGAACCTCGTCCATAGACTTTCCGCCTGCAATGTATTCTTGCGGATCGTAACCAAAGCTACGGCACAGATTTGTAATTTCCATTGTACGCTTTCTCTCATCTTCCATCGCTTTTTTCACGATGTCCTCTGCATTCATCGGTTCTGATGGAGATGATCCGTCACCAGCTGCTCGAATTGCATCGATGTTAGTTTGTAAATCATCAAACTCACGTTGTTCTTCGTCTGTTAAATCACGTTGTTCTGCTTTAGCAGCATCTAAAATTGCCTTTTGTCTCGCTAACATTTGTTCAAGTGTCATAGTTACTGACCTCCTAAATAATTTTGATTTAATTGAAGTTGCTTATAGTAAAGCGATTTAGGTTGTGACTTTTGTGCATGTTGACTTGTAAATGTGAATTCTTCCATCTCTCTTCCTACACCGACTGATGCGTCAGCTGGAATAGAAACAATTGAGATTTCCATTGGCATCCACCTCAAAGCGATGTTGCATGGTCCTATGTGTCGGCCATCGCTAGAGACTTTTCCTGCTGATACTTCTTCCCAACTGTCTACACGGTAGCCAACACTTACACCTTTCAGTGTTTTATTCTTCACTTTTTGATAGATGATTTCGCTTGCCTCGTCATCGTCAAACGTGACTAAAGCATAGCCTCTATCATTTTCAACCCATGCTTTGTCGATTCTGCCAATGACTTTATCTCTCGAATGGTTGAATAAAAGGCAGCCAATTTCATTGAGCCTACTTAAATCGCAAGCACCATCTTTATGGCTGAGAATTTCAGGACCAAACCATCTGTCGTAAGGCTCTTCACTTGAAAAGCTAAGTTCGACCTGTCTTGGTTCATCATCAACCGCTTTAAAGTTAATGCTCGAGTCACGACTAAGTTGTAGGCTTTTCTGCTTTGCTGTTTTCGCCATTCTGTATCACCCCCTTTTGTTTCATGTATTCAAGCTCTCGAGCACGTTGGTCAACCAACTCTCTCCAATCGTGACCTGAAGAAGATGCGATTTCTGCAAGTGTGGTTTGATTCGAAGCTAAAGAAATCTTATTTGCATTTGCTTCTTTGATAGGATCAATCCATTTGTTGCCTGGTGGTGTCCACTCATGCTGTAAGTATTCTTTTTTCTTCTCCCAAAAATCTCTGATCACGATTGCACCGCTTAGAACGGCAGAAATTAAAAAAGTCTCATAAACCTCTGATAGCACGTGGTCGATGAGATACTTTTGCTCGATTCTGTAAGTTTTTTCATCCTCAAGAAGTCCTTGTCTAGCACTACTGTAATTGACTTGGGACATATCTCTAGCGACCGCTTCATAGGAAATTCCTATTCCACTTCCCGTTAATCTTTGTTGCGTGCGAACAAAGTCGGTTGCGCTAGAGCCTTGAGCCGGTGGATTAACTACGGCAACATCATCACCGGGATTTAATTCCATAATCATCCCTGGACTTAATGTTTTTCCATCATAGCTGTTTGCTTGTTGCTTTCCTTGTCTGCCGATACCACCAACAGAAGGACTCTGACGTTTGATAAAAACGGATAAGCAAGCCGCTACTCTTTCCTTTACACTTACGGCTTCCATGTATGAATTCACATCTTTTATCCTGGTGATTGTGGATGACATCTCGGACATTTCTCGAATTTGAGAAGGTCTTTTCTTTTGCCATAAAAAAATGACATCGTTAGCTTCTATCCGTTCAGACTTACCGGAATAAAAACCGTGGACATCATATTCTTTGAAATAATATGCTATTGGTCGGTTAAATTCGTTATACTCGATACCGTTTTTAATTCTTGTCGAGCCTTTGCTGGTTATCATGGTGTCGAGATCGTCAACCTCTCTTAACTGTACGGAGAAAGGAACGATTCCGCCTCGAGTGTATCTTTTGACTAAAAGAATACCGCCATCGATTTTCTTACGACGTATAACCATTCTGCAAATCTCTGAAAAGCTTTGTTGAAAGGTGACATCACAATTTCGAGGTTTGCTCCATTCTTTCCACAGCTTTTCAATTTCAGCATTCAATTCCTCGTCATCAGTTTTGGCTTGAAGCTTAAATCCTGTGCCGACAACGTTTCTTTCAAATGCACCGATGATACTTTCCTGAATATCAGAGTTTCGCTCTAAATCACGAGCTCTAGCTCTGATGGTGTCACGGTAAATAACATCGGTTTGTTCAGCTGATGAGTTAACCGCTTGCCAGCCAGCATTCAACCTATCATGCGTACCAGCATCATAGTTCCTTAATTCATCGTATGCTTTTCTCCACGCTTCACGTCTGTATGCAGCACTTGGCGAAAAGAAAGCAACGGTTTTATCTATCCAATTCAAATTATCACCTCCTGTCAAAAACAGCTACACTCGTATTAGGCATTAATGAGTTTTGGCCATTTTCAAAGTTTATTTGTGCGACAAGCTCTTTTCGTCTTTCGTACAACAGTTTAAGGTCTGCTCTTTTCAATCGCCTCGAGCCGATTTGATATTCTTGGCCACCGATTTCAATAGCTGTTATCGCCTCGTTAATCTGACTCAATTGCTTTTCTAACGTCATCTGAAATCACCCTTTCTACAACCATGATTTATTTTTTAACCAGCTATCGTTGAAATCCATTGCTTTAGTATTGGCTGGTGCTGTATTGTTAGCCGGTTCCTCTTCTTCCTCGAGCATTAAGTGAATGCTTCGAACATGTAACACGTCAGCTGCCGCCATGCAATAAACTTCTGTATCAAGATAATGGTTATCGGCATGGCTTGTTTTCGGTACCCAAGCTTGCGTGATTTTGCCGCCTGAACCTTTCACGTTGACCTTATGCTCAGCGGTGACTTGTTCTGCATAATCCCGATCACAATCTTTATGCACCATCCAAGAGCCTTGTCCATTTTTCTTTTTCATCCTCGAGGCAATCATGTCTTTGTACTTGCCACCATCAACTAATAGCAAGCGCATACCGTGAGCCTTTGAAGACGATTTATTAATTGTGCTTATTTTGAAATGGGAATAACCGCTGGCTACACCTTTGACCGGAATGGCCCATTCCGGATTCATTGCACAGAAATCATACACGTCATCTGTTTGGTCCCCTGAGTCAATTCCACACAGGTTCACCATTAAAACTTCGCCATTTCGTTTTTTGTATTCAGCATTCATGATGTTTTCAATCTCTCGAAAACTTAATGCTTGTCCATGTGCAATGTTTTGACTTGTTAAAAAAGATCCCCATGCACGAATAGTCCAATACAAGCTTGTCTCCTGAACATCGACACCGCCTGTCAGCATAACCGCCCAATCAGGAATTTCAAACTGTTCAAATTCCGTTTGTCGTTCTAAGACTAATTCAGCATTTGTTTTTAGCTTGGTGTCCTCCCACGGTTCAGCTAGCCACGAGTTAACGAAGTTTTGAAGAGCTTCAGGATCATCTTTGGATGCTAAAAACTCTTTGGCAATTTCACCAAACCGAACAAATGGAGAATACAGAGTATTCATCTCGTAGCAAACTTTACGAGGGAATTGTGTTCTTTGTTCAACAATCTCCCATCTGCCATAATTCAACATCTGTTGCTTATGGTTATCTGTGATAATACATCCACATTCTTGGCAGCAATAGTTTGCAAATTCAGCACGGTCTGAATTACTCATGCCATCCTCTTTCGGCCATTTAATTTGTTTGAACAATAACTCAATATGTTCACCGCAATGAGGACAAGGTACTTTGTAATGCTTTACAACGTCGGCACCTTCTCGAGCTTTCCAAATATGACCTGTTTTCAAAGTCGGTGTCGATGTTTGAAAAATCTTTTTATTGCTGAATGTTTTTGTCCGTTCTCTTGATAGTTTGATAGGGTCAGCTTCTTTCTTGCTTGCCCCAGGATATTTGTCTACTTCATCCAAAAACAAAAAGCGAATCGGTTTACTTGCTAGCGATGATGGAGAGTTTGCGCCGGATAAGCTGACATACATTCCCTCACACTGTAATTCTAATTTGCTGGATTGTCGTTCTCTAAATCTCTCTTTCAATTCTCTAGATATGGTCAACATAGGTTGCAATCGATTCTCGGAAACACTTTCTGCTAAATCATCCGTAGGATATACAATCATTGTTGGTGACGGATCCTGCATAACAATATAGCCTAAACAGTTTTGCAAAGCTTCCGTTCCACCTACCTGTGTTGGCTTCAGAAAAATAATTTCTTCCGTGTCCACGTTGTTGAATTCATCCATGATGTCAACAAGATAAGGTGTAACAGAGTTACTCCATCTACCTGGTATGGCTGATGATTTGCTATCTAGCACTCTGTATTTTTCAGCCCATTCACTTACCAATAAATCTTCAGGTGGTCTCAAATGCTTCAAAGGATTTGTTATATAGTCAGGCCAATTGTTTTTACTTTTTCTTTTTGGCATTGTACACACCATCCACGCTCATCTGTTCGAGCGCATCGTTGACCATTTCAGATAAATTCTTTTCAATCCTTCGAGCTTCGAGAGGCTCAACATAGGAACCGATTTGACCTGCTAGCTTTCGTGGTAAGGACATAGCTGATTTTTTAAAGACAACAAAAAAGCGAGACAGTTCTGCCTCGACTAATTCTTTATCGATGTATTTTCCGTTTGCGATGTCTGTTTTTAATCGAGTCAATTCTGATTGTGCTTCTTTGAAAGCAACCTCAGCTTCTAGCTTTTTCTGTTGGAGACTCACACCTTTGCTTTCTTCCGTATCGCCGTTGTAGATAAGACCTCTCCATTTCAGCACATGCTTGAGATCCCACCATCCACGACTGTGTTGTTTTAAACCACTTCGTTTCCAATTGGTGAGCGTCTTGTCGGTTATATCCAACAGATTGCATAGCTCTTTCGTTGACACGATAACTTTTCCTTCTAGTTCTTTATACCCATTCAAGTAACTCACCTCATTTCCGTAGTTCCGTAGTTTTGAATTTTTATTTCATGGATGGGAATTCCGGGGCTCGCTAGCCCCGCACCACGCTACCCCCATCAGAAGGACCCGCAAACGTTTGTTCTCTATCGCTTATCCACCCTCTGCGCTTGACACATCGTATGAAGGGACATAAGACCTTGCCCTTCTGCTTCAATGCCCACACACAGCTACTGCATACCTTCATGTCCCTTCACCTCTCCTAACAAAAAAGAAGCCTGTCCAATAGGTCGGCACTCAGGCTCAAGACTATTGGCGGCTTCTCTTTATACATAACTATAATTTTTCCACACTATCATTTTACCACGCTTAGATTGCTTGTAAAGTGCCCAATTTTTGCCCTCACTTAAAACGTATGCCGTCAATCCCAAACATCAATACTACCAAGGCTTCACAGGCCTTATCGATATCTTTGTAAATCGTACGATTGTGCACCGAGTGCCCTGCAGCTAATTGTTTGGCTGTTTTTTTATCCTCAGAAATGTACATTCCATAGACCATTTCATAACGTCTAATCTCTTCTGGATCCTCTGATGTTTCACATATCGTTCGATACACTTCTAAGGTCTTGTTGATATATTTCACCATAGCAAGTGTACGCTCTTTTGACTTCATGACACTTCTGATTGCAAATTCGTCTGTATCTAATTCATCTGACTCGAGTTTTTTATTTAGCTCATTCAACTCAAGCTTTACATCTGCACAGTGTACAGCAAACGACCTGTAATTTCTAAGAAGTAATTTAACGTTTCTCAATCGTCGGTCATGTTTTTTCTGTGCATGTTTTTCTTGTTCCTTTTCTAAGTATTCCAGTACAGTTCGTGAAATCACTTCTAAATGCTTTTCATTCAATTTCACATCGTCACCCTCTTTCAAAATTCCAACGCTTGGGAATTTGATTACTCATTTTTTAAACGCTCAATTCTTGCTTTCAGTGCTGTCATTAGTTGGTCTTGGGTACTTGTCTTATTTGCTAAGGCTGCTACTACATCCTCATCAACCCCGTTTTCAACGGTTAAATGGTGAATGATAACTTTTTCCGTTTGCCCTTGTCGGTGAAGTCGCTTATTTGCTTGCTGGTACAATTCTAGGCTCCAATTCAAGCCAAACCATATGACGTGATTTCCACCAGCTTGTAAATTTAAGCCGTAAGCTGCGGATGCAGGGTGTGCTAGTAAAATATCAATCTCTCGATTATTCCAATCAGTTTCATCCTGTGGTGTTTTCAACTCTCTTACTCGTAAACTCGTTTTTTCCAACGCTTTTTTAATTCGTTCTTTGTCATGTTGGAAGTTATAAAACACTAAAGCTGGTTTTCCGTTCAATCCTTCAACCAATTCCATAAAAGCTTCAATTTTGCAATTGTGGATGTTGATAATCTTTCGTTCCTCGTCATACACAGCCCCGTTGCAAAGCTGTAAAAGCTTGTTGGTTAATACTGCTGCTGAACCTGCATCGATGGTTGACTCGTCTACTTGTAAAAGCATTTCCTCTTCCAATTGCTTGTAGGCTTTTTCAGCTTTGCTATCTAGCACCACTGGTACGGTGTTAAACATGATGTCAGGCAATTCGAGATAATCCTCTGCTTTCATACTGACGCATATATCTCCGATTAATCGTTGAATGGCTTCTTCTCCACATGGCTTCGGTGCATAGCTGAAAACTCGATCTCGGTCTCGTTTATCCGGTTCAAAATATCGCTCTCTAAATCCTGTGATCTTCTTTCCAAGTCGTTCACCGTTATCAAGTAAGTAGACTTGCGCCCATAAGTCTAGGAGACCGTTTGGCGCTGGTGTTCCGGTTAGACCTACAATCCGTTTTATGTGTGGTCGTACCCAGCTAAGTGCTTTAAATCGTTTCGCTTGGTGATTTTTAAAGCTGCTAAACTCATCAACGATAACCATATCAAATGGCCAAGTGTTTCTGTAATGCTCTACTAGCCACGAAATGTTTTCTCGGTTAATCACATAGATGTCAGCTGGTGTATTCAAAGCTCTTACTCTTTTTGCTTGAGGTCCAAGCACGGTTGAAATTCGCAACAACTGCAAATGGTCCCATTTCTCTTTTTCCTTTGCCCAAGTGCTTTCGGCTACTTTCTTCGGTGCGATAACTAACACTTTATTGACTTCAAATCGGTTGTATTTTAAATCCATGATGGCGGTTAAGGTAATGACGGTTTTTCCAAGTCCCATGTCTAGAAGCAATCCAAGTGCTGGTGTGGCTAACACTCTGTTAATGCAATATCGTTGATAACTATGCGGTACAAACTTCATATCGTTTCACCTGTTGGTGCGAAGTTACCTACGAATGAATCAACATTCTCTTTGCTATCAATTACGAATACATGACAACCTAGATTTGATAGCTTTCGATGTTGTGAGACTTGTAATTTTGTAGGCTTCTTACCAGGTGCTTTCAACTCAACAAAATAGATTTTATTTTTAGGAAAAATGATAATCCTGTCTGGCACACCTGCATTACCAGGTGATTCGAATTTATAAGCTCGTCCGCCTGCTTTTTGAACTTGTTTTCTTAAATACTCTTCAATGTCTCTTTCGCGCATTTTCAAACCTTCTTTCTCTGTTTAAGACCACTCGTTTGGGTTGGGCAACCTTAGGTAATATCCGTTTCGTTTGCGTTCTAATTTTAAATTCATTAGTTTTTTCCCTTTTTCTAAATCAGATTTATTAAATCCCTTTTTCTCGACCTGTTGTCTAACATCCCATTGCAATACCGGTCCTTCTTTTAATATTGTCATTAGCTCTGCCATTATTTGTATTTGATTACCCATATTGAAAACCTCTCTTCGTGTAACTTTGTGACCTAATTCCTTATAATATATTTATTTAGGCGCGTTAGGCGGGCTAGGCATACGCCTTATATACCTATATTACCTATTATTTATTTATATATAATTTTAAGTTTACAAGGTTTACAAATAGTAATAAATATAGATATATCAAGGGTTTAGCCTGTAAACTTTCTTGTAAACTTTCTCATTTTTTAAAGTTTACAAGGTTTACAGAGAAAGTTTACAAAACGGACTTTGTTTACAGAGAAAGTTTACAAAACGGACTTTGTTTACAGAGAAAGTTTACAAAGTTTACAGTCTTACAAACCCTTTTTGAATTCCGTAACACCCAAAACGCATCGTTGAATTATGACGTTTCCAACCTGGAATATCTGCTAAAATGTTATTGATTTCAATAGAATCTGATCGTTTCATGTATTTGATATCTCCGCCAAAACATTCTACCCATACTTCAGCTGCACAAATGCGATCGCGCTCCACTGTCTCAGCATCCCCACGTTCAAACTCCCCGGACCAATAAAGCCGCCTTTCGCTCGTACTACGTTTCTCCCAGCCAACCGGTACACGTCTTTCCACGAATTCACGGATGATACCCTCTTTTGCATTGCTCTCTCGATGATTGTCCTGTTGCTCTTTTGCTTCTTTTTCAATGTCACCTGATAGATATAAAGGCTCTCCCATTTGCCAATACACAAAAGCCTCTGCTAATATCTGCGGTGCTTCTTCTTCTAACTGATTAAATACACTCTTGGTAGGATCCTTAACCCCTACATCGATTGGCCAAAAACGTCTGTTACCTGTACGGTCTTTTAAAAACTCACTGTCATTGGTGGTACCGAAAAACACGCATCGTCTCGGAAATGCTTTTGTACGGCGACCAAATGGCTCTCTATAAATATCTTCACGTCTACTTAAAAACTGTTTAACGGCATTTGCCTCTGATTTGGTCATTCCGGTTAATTCTCCAACCTCATTCAACCAAACACCTTGTATCATTTCACTTGCTTCTTTTCCTTCAAAGGTTTGGAGAGAATCACTGTACCAACGTCTACCTAAGATGCCTAAAAAGGTACTCTTACCGATGCCTTGAGGCCCTGTGAAGATTGGCATGTAATCATATTTGCATCCTGGTGTCATGGCTCTTGCAATCATGGCCACAATCGATTTACGAGTAGCCGCACGAACGTAAGGCGTATCATCCGCTCCTAGATAATCGATAATGGCGGTATCGAGTCTTTTCACACCGTCCCATGATAATGTGTTGATGTACTCGCACACATCGTTAATCGTGTGCTTATGAGCGCACAGAGCAAGCGCATCGAGGATCTTCTTTTCCCCTGTTAAGCCGTACATCTTTTCTAAATAATGACGCAAGCCCGCATCGTCGATATCAGTCCATTGCCTACGTTCTGTGCGAGGATCCCACGGAAGCGGACCTAGTATAAGTCCTCGATTGGCAAACTCATCGAATGCGATTTTTTGTCGTAGCATTGGGTCATGTTCCAAGATTATTAATATGTTGTCTGTGGTCTTTGCTGGTGCTCCTGTTGTGGAACTGATTTGAAGCTTAGTAATCCAGTTTAAGTCCTCTGCTGCCGTTGGCGTTGCATCGGCTCCAAAGTCTTCGAGTGCTTGTTCGTAACGCTCTTGGTTTAAAACAGTTGCAACCCCGGCATCGTTTAAAGCAAAGGCACTCATCTGTGTGAATGACGGCAATTTATTCACCGGTGTGTCAGGCTTTGCATCGTCATCAAGCTCTCCAAACTTATGCAAGCGTACCAAGTCAAACGCATTGACCAATCGACCGCTACACGGGTCTGTAGCATGATGAGAGTATAAAAACAAGCCATTCTCATACACTATGGCACCGCCGACTGTGGAACCGCCCACATACGTTAAGCGGTCATCTACATCGGTTGTATCGTAAATACCAGGTAAAAAGGTTTCAATTGCTTGGTAAATATCGTATTGTCGACAAAAGGCTCCGATGATACCCTTCTTGTCTAACGGATTGCCTTGTTTTGCGGCAAGCCGTCTATGAGTTTGATTTGCACCTGGAACCTCTGGCCACTCTTGAATGTTTCGCCAATCTCCATATGTAGCGAGTAGTCCATCAGTGTCTAGGAACGGTTTATCAGCAAATTGGAAGATATACTGACTATCTCGACAACAACTTGGCCAGTACATTAAACGTGAAGCTTCGAATGTTGTTGGATCGGCTAAGCTCATACCTATAATTGAAGCAAGCTTTCGTGCTAGCGGTTCGTATTCATCAGCTGTTGCGGTCCTACTTAAAGGGGCAAGCACACGCAAACGAGGCTTGCCTTCTTCATGCTTTCTTGTGCTGTATGTTGCGTATGCACAACCTAATCCTTCTAAACGTCTTACCACGTCAGCCGTGCCACCAGCAGGAATATTATCTAAATCAAGCGTAATAATGTCTCTGCCGATAACACAGTTGGCTTTGCGGCGATTTCCTACGAGAGTGCCGGCAACAAATCCACCAACGTCCTTGAGATCATCCTGTTGCGACCTTGGAAGCTTTAAATACTCTGCTAGCGTTTCCGTGCCACGCACAGCTGTACGAAGTCGCTCCACCATTTCAGACCAATAGATTGATTGGGATGGCCATTTGGTAGCCTTGCGACTACCAGCTGATGAAATTGTTAACTGTCTATCAAATTGCATGGCACATACCTCCACTAACTTTTTCTTCTTAATCATGGTTGTTTAGATAAAATTTCCTTTAGTTCTAAATCAAGTAATCTAGATTGAATTTGATTCATTGCTTTTTGTAAAATCTCTTTTTCAGATAAAAAATTAAATTCTTTAGATTTAATGTCATCGGCTGTAATCATTACTAGCTCATCTCTATTTGGGTTAGGTAGTTCAGATAATCGAACGGATTGCATTCGTATAGATTGCTCTATTACATTTCTAACAGTCCTCGCATTACCAAAACCTTTTTTATCTTTCTCAACCCACATAAGGTTAGCCAACAATCCAAGATACTCATTAGTTGCGTTGTATTCTCTTTCAGCTAACATGTTCTGTGCAATTTGAACTAAATCAGGTACAGAGTAATCAGGAAAATTTACATAGTTTGAGAAACGAGAACGCAGACCAGGATTTGAATCTAAAAACTTATCCATTTCTTTTGCATAGCCTGCTGCAATAACTAAGATTTCATCTCTCATATCTTCCATTAGCTGTACGATAGCAGCAACAGTTTTATCATCTGATTTATTTTCAGATTTACCATTTGTAAATGCGTAAGCTTCATCTATGAACAGCACTCCACCGCGTGCACTTTCAAATTTTTTCTTTATTGTCCGCTCTGCCTCACCAACATATTTACTTGTTATATCAGCATGATGAATCTCAACAAAAGGTAACTCTTTTCCGCTTCGTGCTTTTAGAATGCCTAGAGAGGCAAAGGCTTCGCCTACTAATCGTGCAGCTGTTGTTTTACCTGTACCAGGGTTACCGGTAAAAATCATATGAAGAGATTGAGATTGTGTTCTTAGCCCGTGTCTTTGTCTTAACCTAGATATTTTTTGAAACTGAATAATTTGCGTTACTTGCTCTTTAATATTTAACATGCCTGGAAGAGAGCCAAGTTTATTTAGAGCTTCTATCTGCACAACTAACCATTCCTCTCTAATAAGCTTTGCCGCCATGTTTATAAGAACGACCTTTGTTATGTTCCATCTTTTTTAAAATAGCTGACTCTAAATCGATTCCTTTTAAACCGCAGAGGTCAAAAATACGAATGCACACATCGGCTAATTCTTCAGTAAAATTATCAGTGTCGCCTTTACGATCTGCCTCAAGCGCTTCAGATACTTCGCTATGGATAAGAGCAAGTAATGTACCTGTTTCTCGCTCTTCATCGTGCCACCCTTTAGATTGTGCTATTTCATAAGCTTGCTGGACTAAACTATTAATCTGTTTATCTTTCAAAGTTTTTAAATTAGCTTTAGGAATCCACACCATGTTCACAACCCCCTATTCAAAAATCGGTCTTGCTTTCACGATTTCCATTGCTTGCTGTTCATTAAATCCTTCTTTAAGAAGCGAGTCATATTTCGCTCTCAATGCTTTAGCTTGATAGGGATATAATCTTAATGCAGCTGGTAACATTTCAATCATTTGATCAACCGCTAATTCCATTTCAATCCTAGTGACTTTACCTGGAGGTTTATTTTCATTGCTCACGATGATCTCTCCTTTAACATTTTCTGTGCTAGTGTAAGGACATAATAGCCAGCAATATCCAACAACGTATCTTCTTTGCTTTCATCGTTCACCAGCTGCTTTTTATCGATTAACGTTTCATATCGATTCAACTTATCAGTTAAACGAATAGCGGTACTGATGTCTCCGTATTTTTCGTAAATCTTTGCGAAGCTATCACCGTAATCATGATTTTTACGTTTTAAGGTATCTGATAAACTAGATGTGATTTCGTCAATCACTTGTTCAAAATTTAACGGCTCATTCTCCACCTTTGCTGGTGTTTGTTTTGTAAGAGGTTCAACAGGTTCTGAATTCGTTAATTTAACATTTACACCGGCATGTTTTTGTTCTTTGACCATTCTAGAACCCCCCCCCCCCCTTTCGTTTACCGACAATTCCGTGTTCCTTTTTGAAATCAAATAGTGTATTAGTTCCGATACGCATTTCCTTCACAATCTGCTTATCTGTTAAACCTTTGGCTTTTAATACATCGTAGGTTTCAATGGTTAAATCTTCTTTAGGCAATTTCTTCTCCCCCTTTATTGGTTGGTCACCAGCCAATTCATCACCGATGCTTTTAATTTTCCGACCAATCTCACACTGTTTCGTACAGAAATGAACGCTATTTCCTCTAGCATCCTTTTTCACTTTTGTACATTTCTCGCAATGCGCTTCCTCTAAATGACCAATGGTTTTGATTAATGTTTTTCGAATTAATCTATCCATCATCAAAGCTTATCCTTCATTTTTTCGATTAATCCAATGACGGCTCCCTTATACTTCTGTTGCTCTTCATCGTTGGAAATTTTATTAATTGCCTCAAGTAAATGCTTAAACTCTTCCACCAATTGCTCAAAGCGAATTCTAAACTCTAAAATGACTGCTGGCTGTTCCTGTTGTGCTACCTGGTTGCGAAGCTGTTCCAATTCCTTTTCTATTTCTTCAGGAATGACTTCAACAGTTGTGGCTTCAATTGGCTTGGATTTCAAATCAGCTTCTAATCGAGATACTTTTGATTGGGCTTCTTTCAAATCCTCTGTTAAGCGCTGAACGGTTTCTTGGTCCTTTTGATTCCACTTTGCTTCTTCAAGTTCTTTCTCTAATTTTTCAATCCTTTTACGTTCCTTCTCGGCTGCTAATTCTTTCTTTGCTAATTCCTTTTCAAGCTTCTGTTTCTCTTTGATGACTTTTTGTAATTCACGAGCGGACATCTGCTCCACGTCATGCTCTGCAACAAATTCCTCTCGCTCTTCTTCAGGAACGCCCAGCAAAGCTAAAGCTTTGGTGTAACCCAAATTCCCAAGCGTTGGGAATTTGGATAAGTCAGAACCATATTCACGATATATCTGCATCATATTGTTAGCGGTGGATTGACTATAATCGATGTGATTTTTGAGCCAATCGCTCCACTCTCCGTGTGCGACTAGCTCTTTTGCTTCAACTAACCGTTTACCGATTTCAGCACTAGCATGTAACACCATCGCTCTTGTTTGACCTTTAATACTGTTAATCTCTGTTGCTATGACACCAGGTGTGCGAACTTCTGTGAGCTCGTTCATACAGCCACCTTCCTTCTATTTGATTTCTTAACAAGCTTTTCAGCTTTGAAAGCTTCTACAAACTGTTTCACTTCATTTGTCGTATCACGGTTTTTCAAGCCTCTGCACTGTGTTACTTGCATCATGCCAAGCGATAATTCAAGCGTGTAAAACGACTTGTCAGGTTGTGATTTCCGGCGAATAAACATTAGTACAATTTCACCTTTTGCATATCGTTCAGCATATCTTCCAACGCAATGATTAAGAGCTTCTCCTTCATCGAATAGCTCTATGCTTGAAGCAGCTGGGCGAATGAAGAGATCATCCGTTTCAAACCAATAGTGCTTCAGCTTTGGTTGTAAACTAGCAATCTTCTTATTAATCTCTTCATCTTTTTTCATTTTGATAGAACGTGTCGTTTGTTGATGAGCATTATGCAAACTGTTTGGAAGTAGAACGCTCTCGGAAGTCAAATCCATTCCAAGCTCTATGCATTCCTCTAGATAATCTTTCCATGAAATCAACGTGTTTGTGATTGAGGTATGATGTTTGGCTTCTTTTTGCATTTGGTTCAGAACGTATCGAATGATACGGTTTAACGGTAAGTACCGTTGAATGAATGTAAGTCTGTCAAAATAGTAATCTCCTGTAAGAAGCAGGTCGCATCGATGAGCAGTCTCCCAGGTAATTGGAGCGTTGTTTTTACGAAACCATTTATACGTCTTTAAACCAATTGGAGTCATATAAACACCTGATTCTTTCCAATCTTTCACTTCCTTCTTTGATAATCCCAAAATTTTCTCCATTGTTTTTCCTCGGAGATTGATTGCTTTGTGCAAGTCACTCTTTTCAACCATTGCTTTTACAATGCCAACCATGTCCATTTTGTACAGATACTCGATGAAAGGGTATTTAGAAAACACCGAGAAGAAGAAAATCAAATCCTTATTATCGTTACAAAACTTGGACCAAGGACTATACACAAACGGTGTACCCTCAACCGCCCTTTTGACGCTTTCTAGTGACTGAGAAGAATGAGCGGTGTATGAATGCTTTCCAATCATAGAGAACGGCTCTCTAGCAAAGCTCCACCCATCGTCATATTGCATTACTCTTGTATTGTAATAACCTGAAAAATGATAATTGCGGTGCATCATCGTCGCTTTTCCAATTTCGAAAACGTATTTTGCAACAGGTGAAAAGGTTGTAATGCCTCTCCTATCCTCTGAGTAATCCATGGTGACGTTGTAGCCGGTTGCTGTTATGACTTCCTGATCAACTATTGATTTCTCGTACCAAATTACATATGCTTTATCAACCATCTTTCCTCGACTGCGCCCAACATGTTTGACCGTTACTAACGATTTACATTTTTCACACTGCCAATCCTCGTTGTGCTTCAGCGTTGATGTTGACTTGATGGTGTAGTCAGTTTTACAATGTGTACAATAACCTCGTTGAATAGTTGAAGCGATTCGTTTAACATATAAGTATCTACTGTGGAGCAAGACCTCATCACGAACGAAAGCTTTAAGATCCTCGCTTACTTGATTAGAAAAATGAGCATTGAATCTCTCATATCTTTTTGCTTGTGCCAATGTTCTCAACTCCTATTTAAGAAAATCATCAAGATTAACATCAAATTCAACATCAGATTTCGGTTTAGCTGGTGCGCTAGGTGCACTAGCAACGGTAGGAGCAGGGGCGGTCGCAACGCTCCCTTTTATACCGTAATAACCAAGTACAATCTGAAAACCTTCTTGGTCGGTAAGCACTGCACAGTTACCGACTTTTTTCTTTTCCGCAGCCTTTTTCATAACATCCAAGCTTTTCATAATTGTTTTATCATCAGCTGCTAGCTTTTCTGCATCCCCAGGATTATTCTCGATGTGATTTAATAAAAATTGCCCGATGACTTGAACATAAGGATTATTCTCTTTTTCCATTTCCGCTTTGATTTTTTCCACTGCTTTACTCATTTGATCACCTTCCAACCTTTCTTTAATCTGCTTTGGAGCTCATACTTTTTCAAGGGCTCGTAACAATAAACAGCTTGTTCATCCTCGCGCCTAAACAATAAGAACCATTTAGGCTTACGTTTCCGACTCATCAGCGAGCTTTCCAATCGGTATGTGTTTGAAATCTGTGTAATGCTCTGACAAGTTTGCTAATTCGAGCCGCCCGTTTGTATGTTCCACTCTGAAACAGTGTTCAAGTCCCACTTCTACTAAGGGAACCTCGTTCAGTTTTTTCATAAAAGTTTGATAGGCTTTGAAGTTAATCACCAGTTGACCAATACGGACTGGAATTACTCTCGAAGGTGAATAAAAGATATTCTGTTTTTCTGTTAATCGGTCAATCTCTTCCTGAAGTTGTCCTGGCAGTGATTTGTCCTTTTTATCCTTAGATGCTTCTTGGTGTTTCTTTTTAATGTCCTTGATTTTTTCTCTTGTTTGCTTCTCAAATTGCTTCATTTCCGTTTTCACGGAATTAATAGTTCCATCAGTAATCTCAATCATTACGCATGCCTCCTAACCGGTGAAATCAACGCTACTAAATCTGAATCCGCATTCTCTACTGTGATTGGACTCATTCGGTTGTAATAAAACATTGTTGCCTTTTCACATTTACTATCTTTAAACATCTTCAATGCTTCCAAACAGTATTGAGCGTTAAGCATCACAGGCTCTTCGAATGAAAATCCAATCTCGCATTTTGCTTTAATGTTGATAGATTGATAGGTAATAAGATTGTCTCTAAAGTCAATAAACACTTTATTCGTATCTAGTTTGCAAACACTGTAGATAATATCAATCGCTTTTAACAAATCCTGCACGTCAACTTCAATCGCTTGTTTATGGATGCTAGGAAGTAACCTAGTTACATCAGGATAAGAGCCGGCTATTTGTTTTCCTTCAGGTGTGAGAATGGCTCCATCTGTCCTGTCGTGAATATTTCTCGCCATGTAAAGTCTGTGACTATCTGTAACGAATGCGGATCCATTCTCATGGTGATAAATTCCCTTTAAAACAGGTCTAGCTTCAGACGCACTGTCTGTTACTTTTTTAGCGTGTTTCATGAACGTTTCGTAATTTATGGCCAATGCTATCACCTCTAATCTTTCATATAGTAATCAGCTATGAATCCATCCGCTTTTAGCGGTAGTCCTGGAGCCCAGCTAATTGGCCGCCCCATTAATTCTGTTATCGCATCTAAGTTTGCGTTTTCTTTCGGTATCTCAAGCACAGCTTCATCGTGAACGTGCATGATCGTGTCATGTCTTGCTACTTCTAATCGTAATATTGTTTCAGCTAAGCAATCACGAGCAATGGCTTGGACAATGTTCTCCGTTAGTTTTCCGCCGTAGGTTGATACTTTTGTCCACTTCTTTGTCGTTTGGTCCATTCCCCAATAATGAATGGCTTCTTTTCCAAAATCATTCTCTGCAAGAAACGGCTTCACATAGAACAGCTTTCGACCGCTCGGTAAGGTAACGGTTAGAAAATCTAAACCTTTTTGAATGTCACTCTCTCGAGCAATGATAAGACCTTTTACTCCTGCTGGTTGACCTGTTCTCATCACAGCAAGTGCGGCATTCTCTAAGCTGAACCAAAGGTCTACAATTCGTTTGTTAGCTGACCGCCAACGTCTAACGATGTCAGGTAGTTCATCCTCTGTTAATCCCATGTTTAAGGCTCCCATTGAAATAAGTGCACCAGCTGCACCTTGATAACCAAGAGCAAGCTCAGCCACTTTCCCTTTTTGTCTTAACTCATATTCCGGGTTTCCTTTTTTGATTAATTCAAGAGGTACACCAAACATCTGACTTGCTGAAGCTTCGTAAATCTTTCCATGTGTGTTGAATACATCGATGCGCCACTGTTCACCAGCTAGCCACGCAATTACTCGTGCTTCAATTGCAGAGAAATCAGATACAGCTAAGGTATTTCCATGGCTCGGAATAAAAGCCGTTCTAATCAATTGTGAGAGCGTGTCAGGTACATTCCCATAAATCAGTTTTAATGCTTCTACATTCTTTTCTTTCACTAGCTGCCTAGCATGACCTAATGTTTCAAGATAGTTTCTCGGAAGATTTTGCACTTGTACCAATCGGCCTGCCCATCTGCCCGTTCTGTTTGCTCCGTAAAACTGTAAGAGCCCTCTCACACGGTTATCTGCTCCAACTGCTTCTTCCATTGCTTGGTATTTTTTTACACTTGTTTTGGATAGTTCCTGACGGATTTCAAGCACTCGTTTAATGTCAGGATTAATGTTTTCATCTTCTAATAGCTGAGTAACCGTATCTTTCTGTAAGTTTTCAACCTCAAGTCCTTTTTCAACTAGCCATTTTGTTAGTTGTTGCGTGCTATTCGGATTGTTTAGACCTGTTAATCGGATGGCTTCCTCTGTTAGCTCCGAGGTAATAATTTCGTTTATGTAGAGAGCACCTTCGACTAGCTGTCTATCAATCTCAACACCTTTTAAGTTGATAAGCTGGTCAATTTCCCATAGCTTTTGTTCCGATGCAGGAACTGGAAAGTGTTCTAGCTTTCTATCAACCTCTTTTTCAACCTCAACGTCTTGAATACAATATTCTTTGAATAGTTCCCATTTCTCAGGCTCATGATGGGGAAGTGTCCTGGTGCGATTTCCGTTTTTCTTAGTTGGATTAGTCGGTGTACAAAACAATTTTATTAATGACTTTCCAGCACTTATTTTTTGTTTATCCTGTGGCAGTCCTACGACTTTAGCAGTAATGTCTAGACCGATAGTAAAGCCACAGTATAAACCGTGAAATTGTGTATCTCGCCATTGGTTTATCCAGCTTCGAGGATCTACACCTAAAAACTTACTCAAGCAGTACCACTCAAAGGCAGCATTATAAGCGTGCTTTGTGACAGTTGGATTCGTAAGTGCTTGAAGTACTTCATAAGAAATCTGTTCACCTTGCGCTAAATCAACTAATTGAGTAGGTTGGCCATTGATTGAGTAACCGAATAACAGTATTTCAAAGTCAGGGCTCTGAACATATTTGTAGAGCCCTGCTTTCTTAATATCAACCGATGAAAAGGTTTCGATATCTGTGTTTATGGTTCGGATCATATCCCATACACGCCGCCGCTAATCGGTGCACCTGTAATTGGGTCAAATTGTTGTTGCGGTTGCCCTTGTTGTGATGGAGCTTGTCCATAGCCTTGTTGTGGCTGTTGTCCATAATTCTGTTGTTGCTGCGGTGCATTTGGCTGTTGTCCATACATAGGTTGTTGATATTGCTGACCATAGCCTTGTTGTGGTGGCTGTTGCTGATATTGTTGTTGTCCATATGCTGGCGGTGCAGTATTAGCAAGCGAACCGAAGTCAGCTTCAGCTGCTGGTGCAGATGCACCTAATGGCTCACCATCACGAGTTTTTTGAATGTTTGTACTGAGATAACATCCAATTCCTTTTTTACCTTGTGCCGCATAAGGTGCAAAATTAACGGCAATTCGAGCATATATACCGCTATAAATTTCCGTAGGATCCATAATTGGGTTAAGATTTGCATCCACAATCTTAGGTGGTTGGTCAATGCTAGACGATGCGGAAAAAACCCAATGTCCTTTACATTCTTCACCAAAAGGCATTCCGTCAGATGGCTTTACACCGTCGCCATCATAAACAGGAATTGCTACAACTGGTGGAATAACACCGTTCCACTTGTTTGATTTACCTAGTTGTTTAGCTGCTTCAATTGCAGCGTCGATACGTTGTTTTGTTTGAACATCTGATTTAGGAACTAAAATAGTAACGCTGTACTTTGGCTCTCCACCATATTGGCTTTCACGAGGCTTTAATAAATTCACATAGCTTAAACGAACTTCACCTGTTACTACACGAGTTGGATTTTGATTTACTGTCATATTCTGATTTCTCCTTTACAAGATAAATTTTGAGATTAACTGCGATTTGCTCTACGAGAAGCTTTTGCCATTTGTCTACGCTTTTTACGACGTGTTCTTTCTTTGTGAGGAACATAGGTATTGACAATTCCGTTCTTCATTTCAAGCAATTGACTGAATGCTCCGGCTTGTTTTGCTACACGTAATGCTTGAGCTTTATTTTTAAATCTTTCTAATAGTTTCAAGAAATCACCGCTTTCTTATTTAAAGTCCTCTGATGCTTCAGGACCTGGTTTAATGGCTTCTCGCTTATCAGAAAATGGTGCAAGTGTCGGTTTGCCTGAAAGCTTTTGAACATGACCAGCTTCCTCAAGCAATTCTCTGTACTTCGTCTTGCCTAATTCCTTCTCGAGTTTCGGAACCGTTAATGGTACTCGATCATAAAGAATTGCTTCTTCCACACCGCTTTGTTTTAGGTGTTCGAATGCTTTATCAAGGTCCACATAATCACGAGAGCCTCGACCTTCAACCACTTTCCAGCCAGGAATTTCTTTGCCTTTTAATGACTCAGTAAGCGCATATTCTTTTAGCGATTTCACCCATGCTTCGATGTGCTCAGCACGTTCTAGGATTTGGCCTACTTCTTCATCGCTGATAAGCGGTGGCTTCATACCTTTGAAATCTTCAAGTGCTGTGTACTGGTCTGCACGAGCTCGGCACTGTGCTTTTGCTCGGCAAAACTTACAATACTCCCCTGGTACAAACTCGCCCGCGCCGCTGAAAGCCTTTTGTGCAATTGGTTTGATTTCTTCACCCCAAGCCAATAACTCTTCAACGTTAAGCTCAAACTCTGAGATACTATCTAGTCGAGGTTGAATGATTGCAAGTTTGATAGTTTTGATTGGGTATAAAAAGCTGTACTCGTTATAAGCTCCAATTGCATACAATTTCATCTGTGAATTGTTTTCAGCACTTACTGGCACCCCTTTACCATATTTGAAATCAGTGACGTAAAGTGTGTCCCCGGTAATCATAAGACCGTCAACAGTTCCAAATCCTTCAGGAACAAATGCGCTATAATCTATTCGTTTTTCAATAGCGACATACGGGTGTGAAGCTTGTCCTAATGAAATGCCTTTTAGGTAATCTAAGTAAGTATCTGTGTGCTTCAGCATTTCCTTGTCATACAATGTTTCACCATTAAATTCTTTCTTTTTCAGTTTATTCAAACGCTTGGTATACTCCCCAGGTCCCATCGGTTCAATAAAATATTTTCGAAGCTTTAATTCTGCGATTTCATGTGCCAACGTACCTTCTTCTGCATAAAAAGAAGTAGACTCTTCAAACTGATCTTCCAATCTTGCACTCGGTGTGCAATTCATCCATCTGCTAGCTCCTGATGCACTTAATAAAGCGTGAGCACGGTCTTTGTGTGCAATCTCAGCCATTTAGATTTTTGCCCCCATTTCTCGGAGCTTAGTAGCGAATGCCCCGTATTGTTCTTTTGGTAATGCAGTTAAGGCTTGAACACCAAATGATTGAAGTAGTTGAACAAGTGCTTCGCGCTTACCAGCATCAACTAATGATGTAGCAGCTACGGCTAATTGATCCATTGTATAGCTTGGAGCTGATGTCGGTACCGATTGTTGTTGTGGTTGTTGCACTGGTGGTGCTTGATATTCCTGAATAGGTGTTGCAGTAGGTATTGCTTGCTGTTGAGGTACTTGTTGGACTGGTGGCTGTTGATATTGTTGCTGCTGAACTGGCTGCTGAGGTTGAAGCTCTGATACCCCTTCAGCTGTAATCTGCCTGTTATTAGATGAGATAGCATCCGCTAAAGCTTGGACGGCTTTCGCTAACTCAGGTGCGTTTACATTAATAGTTACGTTCATTGTCTTTACGACCTCCTAATTAATTGATAAAATAGTTTTAATAAAGGGTTTCTTTAGTCCGATGTTGGCGCATCGGGCTTTTCTAATTTACGTACTCTTTCCACTGTCCGATTTTCACTAAGTGGATAAACCTCTCGAACGTGATTTGGTACTTCTTCCTGATTTCAAGTCTTACAAAATACGAACCTAGCTTTTCTAAACGTTCATCACTCAAATACATTCACTTCCTTTCGGTTTCGCGGTTACTGTCCGCCCAGGCTTCTTCATTGGCTAGTAGCTTAGCGCATCGAGAGATAAAGAATATTAAGCTGTTACAAGGTCTTGTTCTTTGTAATGCTTTATCATGTAATCGACAGTTACAATTTCTCTTAGGTTAGCGGAGTATTCCACTGCGCTAATTTTTGTTGAAAAATCCCCATCGGAAATGTAATCAATGATTTCTTTTGAGACGCGCATATTCCGAGCTCCTTTCTGTTAATCTGATAAACTATGACAGCGTTTTTCGACAACATAGGGTAAAAATAAGTGGCTCTCAATGAGCCATAGCATAATCTTTGATAATCTCTGCGTGCTTTGTAGTTAACCAACCTGTTGTTTTGTGAAAAGTATTCACGCGTTTATAACGTTTAGAATAATTAACATCGAAAGTTAATATTTCAAAAATCCCTTGGTCTTTTATTCCAGCGGTTATATTCAAGTTCACAAAAAACGGGTTTTCCCAAAGATTAAAATCTAAAATTTCATATTCTTTACCCTCGTATTTGATTGTCTTCACTGTCATGCATCCTTTCTTTCGCTTTTCCAATTACGGTACTTTGGATTTCCTTCTAACCAATCAATTAAAAAAGCTTCAGTTTTTACCGCTGGAAAGTACCATTTACCACCTACTTTAAATTTTGGGAAATCCGGATGATAAAAAAATTGATCTAAGATTGTATTCCAGCTCATTTTTGTTTGTTTGATTAACTCTTTTCTGTCCCAAAATAAAGTTTTTCTTTCAATCTCGTCTAGGCGCTTTTGGATTTCCTTTTTGTAAAGCATTTCAAGCATATTTTCATCAACGGAAATATTTATCAAAAAAGTTCACCTCGCTTGAATAAATAGCGAATAAAGTGTTAATAACTACTCACAGAAACATATCGTTTCTAAATTCTTCAAAAAAAATATCGTCTACAGAAACGTTATAAAAATCTGCTATCTTTTTAGCTAAATTTAATGATGGAGTCCTATCTCCACGTTCAATTGCACCAAGCATTTGTGGAGTTATACCGACCAGTGTAGCGATTTCAGATCGCGGACGTTTCTTTCTAAGCTGTATTAATTTCCGTCTCACTTTTAAATTCACCACCTTTTTAGAAACAATGTGTTTCCTTATGAACTAATAATAACGGAAACGTATTGTTTCTGTCAACACCTATTTTCAGAAACTTTTTGTTTCTGATGTAGCATAGAAACGTTATGTTTCTTATAATATAAACAGTTAGTGAGGTGAAGGTATGTTTGGAGATCGACTTGCAAAATTAAGGAAAGAAAAAAAGATTAGTCAGTATGAGTTAGCCAATAGGCTAGATTTCTCTCGTGGTCAGTTAGCTAATTATGAACAAGGTAAAAGAGAGCCCGACTATAATACATTGTGTAAGATAGCTAATTATTTTGATGTAACGGTTGATTACTTGATCGGGCGTTCTAATGATCCTCATTTTAATCAGACTGAAAGTAAATTAAATAATGATATTTTAAAAGGTCTGAAAGCTAAAGAAATATTAGAAAAATACAACTTTGACATTAAAGATTTAACAGAAGATGAATTGAAAGGAATTATTGCTTACGTGAAAGCAGCTCGAGCAATGAAACAGGAATAGGAATTTTAGTTTCTTTTTCTACTTTTTTTAAGTAATCCTTAATTTTTAATGTGTTTTCATTTTTCATTTTTGCCTCCTAAAACAAAAATAAATTGGTGGTGTCTTTTTGGCTTACGATGTCGGAAGATGCCTACTTCGTGAACAACTAAGAAAAGCCAATATGACACAACAGGAACTCGCTGATCGTCTTAAAGTTTCAAAACAACAAGTTAATAAATATGTTAAAAAAGAGCATGTAATGACGCTAAAAACTGCAAAAAACATAGCTGAGATATTAAATTGTGATATAGACGATTTATACGAGTGGAGATTGGCGAAGTAGGTGATTAAGAGTAGATTAATATCTACTCATCGACAAAAGTAACCAAGTTTGATTACTAATTAACCATATACTAACACCTTATTACCGTTTAGTGTAAATATTTTTGAAAAATGTGTAAATTTTTATGTGTTTTTATTCTACCAAAATGCGAACAAAAGTTCTATAATTAAATTATAAAAGCTTAAAGAGGTGAATGCAAATTGGCTACTTTTAGGCAATTAAAAAGCGGAAAATGGCAGGCAAGAGTTTCAAAAGAAGGAAAAGAATTCAGTATTGGTACATTTAGGACTAAAAAAGAGGCTCAAATTGAAGCTGGTAAAGTTGAGGAACGGATTTATTATGGACAAACATTAAATGATCGCAATATGTTATCTGGAGATGTAGCTACCGAATGGTTGAATGAACATAAAAAAAGTTCAGTAAAGGATTCAACCTTTGAACAGTTAGAAGTGATTGTCAGATTACACATAATGCCCTTTTTCGGTAATAAGCGCATTATGCAGATAAGAAGACCTGAAATCAAAAGATGGATGCAAAAATATTACGAAATGAAAAACGATGATGAGATAGAGAAATATTCATATGGCTCTAGAATTAAATATTTATCTGTCTTGAAAAGTATCTTCCATTATGCTGTTCACGATATGGAGATATTAGAAAAAAATCCTGGTGATCGTTTAAAAGTTCCTGTGAAAGACTCAATAGCCATCAAAAAAGACACTAAATATTATACTTTAGAAGAATTAAATACCTTACTTGATTTCATGAAAAATTATAAACACCAACGTTTTGAGGATTATCAAATTTATTACATGCTAATGTACCTTTTATCTCAAACAGGATTACGGATCAGCGAAGCTTTAGCATTAAAGTGGACCGATATTAACGATGACAAATTGACAGTTGAAAGGCAAACCAGCAGGGACAATAATAACGGTTTAAAAGTTACGACTTTGAAAAACACTTCATCGTATAGAACAATAAAACTTAATGATGATTTACTGCGCGAGTTAAAAAAGTTTAAATTAAAGCAAAACGAAATGATATTAAGCCACAATACTTTTCACAGAAATAACGAAGGAATTATTTTTCAAAATTATTTGGGGAATTACCTTACTCCTTCTACGGTTCGTGACTCAATTGAGAACTATTGTAAAAAAGCAGGAGTTGATTATAAAGGGACACATTGCTTCAGACATACACATGCTGTTTTACTGTTGGAAGTTGGCGCAAGTATAAAGTATGTATCTAAGCGTTTAGGTCACAAAACCATAAAAACAACAGCTGACACATATTTAGATATTACGGAGAAAATAGAAGAAGACGAACTAAAAAAGTTCGCCTCTTACACTAAAAGAAAAATCTGA